AAGTAGTTGTCTATTGCTACGTCTACTACTTGTGGGACGTTCATATTGTTTAATGCCTTATCAGCCAACATTCTAGGTTCAAATCCTGGATGAATAAATCTATCTGCATCACTGTTTAAACTTACTCTTCTGAACATTACATACCCAGACCCTTTACTGTTTCTTTGAAGTCCTTCATAAATTGAAGTCACTTTAGTGTTTCTTTCCATTTGAGAAAATCCTCTACTTCTTAGTCTATTTCTCAACGAAGCACTTTTAGGCATGTGATATTGTGATGGAATTTGCTCCATCTTTAAGCTAGATTTTGGCGGTGCCTGTTGAACTTGATTTGAGATCGTTGTTGGCATTACTCCTGCGAACAAAGAGCTTTCTCCAACAGATCCTGCAGTCGCAAATCTAAAAGGTACCGTTATGTAAGGCTTTCCTTTACTGGTATATTTTACCTTAGATGAGTTGAGAAGTCCTGTTTTCATATCATATGAACTAGCTCCCATCTCTAATGCATTGGCTATCCATACTGCAGGATTCAATGACACCACTCCTGTAAATCTACCTCTTTTACTTACTTGAAGAGCGTTTCTATACTGCTCTCTAGTGCTGTTTAAGTTTGTTTTTGCTTGATTGTCCCACTTTCTAGCAAATGCAGCAGTCACTTCGTCGACAACGAACTCAGACATTCCATCAACGTCTTGCTGTGTCATGCTGAACTCTTCTGAAAGAGCTCTAGTGTCTATTTGAAGATCAATCATTTATTAGCACTGTTTGTCTGTATATTTATCTTTGCAATTTTCCTCAAAGCTATTGTCGAGTAAAAAATCTCCATTGAAGCTTTGTTCATCTAACACGTAATGAGCTAGTTTTGCTATTCCTGAGACAGGATAGTTGTTCTTGACATTTTTGCCTGAGATAGACTTTTTACTTGTCATTACATCTCTATTTGTATCTAGTATGTGATACATCGGATTGTGTTCATATCTCAAAGACATTGTAGGATGATCTTGATTGTGCTGACTTTTTAACTCAATCCAATTCCCATCTACAATATCGAAATCCGTTCCTTCTACTGCTCTGAATAAGGGTGTTTGTGATCCTTTAAATAGGAAGCTATAAATTAATTTCTTTATCGGATATATAATCGCTGCTCTAAATACACCGTCACTATGCTCTTTAAAGTGAACTGTTTGTGATGTGGTCACTGTCGCACTTGTCACAGTAATTCTATCCATGTAGGATATTCTTTCTTCGTTTAAACAAGAAATTCTAGTGGTGCCTAATCTTTCCATGCTCCACTCCTTAAACTGTGTGTCTTTGTTCATTGACTGAAGAACCATCCTAGTGGCCTTTCTATTGATAAAGCACCATCCACTACCTCCACAATTCTTGCAGTCTGACAATCCTTGATTGTCAGCAACATTTCTACAAGGACACTTAATTGCTCTATCCAGCAACACGTCATATCCTTTCTGCCAGATAATTGCATCAAAATCGCTCTTAGCTAGATCGACTCTAGCCTTTCCTTGTGTGTTGACTGGAGTGGCTTGAATATAGCTGTTTCCTGATAGATTGTCCATGTTGTAATTTTTTACAGCACTCCGAAAACTATTCCGTCGTACTTCTCTTTTAGATCGACCTTAGCTTGTTTTAGATCCGTCAAGTATCCAGTTATTCTAGCACCGTACCCAGCATTTGTTGCTGATGATGTTGTTGAAATGCTTTGACTGAGTCCATCAATCCCTATTGATTGTGAGGCGATACCTGCACCTAAAATTATGTCTCCTAACTGGTGAAACACGTTAATTGCAGCGAGCTTTCCTACAGCGTCGATGATATCTTCTGGTACATTTTCAAACGATGTACAGTATTTTATTGTCCAATAATTAGGTACCGTTTTTTGACCAAACCATCCTAATTGTGGAGAAATTCCGCTATACACTACACTATTACTTTTTGCAGCACCAGTCGTAGGTATTAGATAAATCGCTCTATGATATCCTCCTTCGTCAGTGGTTCTCTTTGCAGACAGCCATTCTGGTGGAAATTCTATTTGCTGAACGTTGCCTATAAATCCTGTCAATGAATGTGCTTTTATTACAGGAAAGCTAGTTGGTATAAATCCCCAACTCTTATAGTCATTTATGTGATAACTTAGTGACTCTTCAATCACTTGTTTTTTTAACTTTGAATTGATCAGTCCTTCGATAGACTTAGTTGCAGACTGAATGTAAAAGTTAAGAGACTCCTCACTCATTACATTGCCTCCTTGATCAATGATTGGTATGCCAAAGAAATAACGATTCGTCAATTCACTTGGTGAAATTAACGAATCGTTTTTATTTGACCGAACTAGATATTTTAATGTAGCCATTAAATTTGTTCTTAGTGCAATTTCTGGATTACAAATTCGATTAAGGCAGGCTTTCCTTCTTTACCTTTAAATTCTTCTTTTTCAAACTCCTCCTCTTCTATTCCTGCGTCTTTAAGAATTTGACGAATTTCAGACATAGATTTGTGATCTAATGATTGACGTACCTCATCTAACTGATCTTTGCTTTCCTCTTCTACAGATTCTTGGATAGCGTTTTCAACTTTTGGAGTTGAAGCGATGTCTGTTTCTGGTGTGTCTGTTTCTGGTGTGTCTGTTTCTGGTGTGCTCGATCCTTGATCTGACACTAGTGTTAATGATGGAGAGATTTTACATAAGTGATCAGCTACTGACTGCTCTACTTCAGCTACACCTTTCTCGTCAAAGCTAATTTGTCCGAAGGGTGTGCTTCTTGATTTTGCTCTTTCATCAATCTTGTTGGATTTAATAAATGCCATTGTTTACAGTTTTTAAGTTAGATCTAAATATACATAAAATTAAACAATAAAACCCGATCTATTTTAGATCGGGTTTTGAATAGTGTTGATTGGCGATTAAAATTCTCTACCAATATTTATATATCTGACCATTTTACTTGGTGCGTACACGATAGGAGTACCATACAATAGTACCATAAATCTATCGGCTGGACTCAACTTAGCAAGTGGCATTTTCATTAAAGGTGCCAATTGTTTAAATTCAATCACGTCAGTGTCTGCTTGCAATAGTAAACTGTCTTGTGTTCCTGGAAGGTATCTGTTTCTATCTCTTACGATACCTGCAGCTCCACCATCAACTCCGTTAGCAAGAGATCCTCTCTTAACGTCGTTTCCTGTCGCTGGAATTACTATGATAGGAGACATTGGTGTGTTAGCAAATGCTGTTCCTGGATTGACTTTTGATCTAAATATGATGTAAGCGTTTGGTTGATAAGGACCTGCTGTTGCAGCAAATTTGAGATCGACTGAGTCGTCATTGTTTGCAACTGTTACAGTGCCTCCAATTTGAGCGATTGCTGATTCACCATATCTGTTCATTGCAGCTACTCCATAGAAGTAATCTCCTTTCCCATCAGCAAACTTACTTGATCCATCTGAAGTAATTACTGTTGCTGGAGCTGTTCCGTCAGCAGTAGGTGCACTAGGTGCTTTTGGCGATGTTGCGTTTGCACTTGGAAGCTTTGCTGGAGATTTTGCAGCGAAAATATCGTATTCAAACTCTATCTTCCCGTACATAGACTGGAAGTTGCTCATGTGCTGTCCAGAAGTTGTGTTGGTGTTGTTCGCACCACCTCCAAGCATAACACGTTGCTTGTCATAAAATCCTGTAGCGAAATCAGAAAGTACAACTGGAGGAGCCACTAACAAGTCTGCTTGTGCAAATTTGTTCAATAGTGTTTGAGACCCTCTCTCAAGATCGGTTTGTTTTAGTGTCTTGCCACGTAAGTCGATCACTAAATCAGAGTCCATATACTCGTCTAGGTTTGCGTACTGATCGTTGTTCATATGCTGTGCATATAGACCATTCCACTCTTGACCTACGACCTCTGAGTCTCCGTGAAATAAGGCTCTGTCTGCTTTTCTCAAGATCCACATAATTCCGTTTGTAGTCTCTCTCTGAATAACAGATCCGATGTTAGTGTTCACTAACTGCATTTGGTGAGTCACAGACTTCGTTACGCCTAAGTACTTGACGTGCTCAGCCTTACGTATGTAATTAGAGTCTTCTTCTTCGGGCAGTTCGCCTTCGTTGTTGAATCCTCCACGATCGGTACCGTAGCTAGTTAATTGATTATACTCTTCAACTGTGTTGAATGCAGCACTTTTAGGAAAGCGTTTCCAAAAACGAATATCACTTTCTTTGAAGGTGATAAGTTTTAAAGAGCTTTCGAGGCTTTCTGTTTTTAGTGCTCCACCACTTGACTGATCTCCAGTTAAATCACCACCTTGCAGTTGTCCTGCTTCAAGTGCTTTGTTTAACTCACTAAGTTGTTCAGTGCTTAGGTTAGCTTGATTCATTGCTGAATCACCAAAACCAGAACCGTGCTGATAGTCTGCAAGATTTACTGACATGTTTTCCATTGGTAATTTGTTTTATTAAAGTTTTTGCTTCCAATCATTCAGTTAATTTATACAGTCTTTAATATTTTTGATAAAGGTACTCTTATTTGGTTAGTGCGTACCCTAAATCTTTTGCTTTTTGAATTAAGCCCTTACTTACGTGACCTGCTTGTTCAAAAGCCATGATCTCACTAGCAGTTCTCTGATCAGTAATTCCTTCATCTCCTGTAATTGACTTAGTCAATAAATCACAAATTTGTCTTTTGTGTCGAGAGATGCTTAACTGATCTTCTTGTGCTCCTTTTTTTATGTCACCGTCTCCAAAGCTTTTTTCCACATACGATTGTGTGGTTATGCTTTTTCTTCCCTGAGGCTCTTTCTCTAGGTTAGTGATTCTTTTAAAAAGTTCAGCGTTTTGGTCTGTCATCGACTTAGTCAATGTTCCAACTGCTTGAAACTTCTTATCAATTTCTGACTTGAATCCACTAATTTCACCTTTTAGAAGTTCACCAATTCCTTTCAACAATACGTTGTCTGACTGTGTAGGAGTTTCTGTTTCAATTGACTTTTGAATCTCTGGCTCTGGATCTTTCTTTGACGGCGTCTTTACTTCTAGCGCTTTTGACAATTCTTCAATTGTCAATCTTGCCTTTACTAAAGCAGCGTCTCTATGATCTACATCTTCTTCTTCTTCAGTCTCTTCTTCTTCAGTAGCTGAAGATTGAGCGTGTTCTTGTTTAGACTCTTTAACAGAAACCTCTTCTTCTTGGTCAGCAGACTCTTGCGATTGTTGTGCTGCTGGCATTTCAGTTCCTTCTGGCGTTTGTTTCGCCTCAGGTTCTTGGAGCTCTAATATTTCAAGTGCTTTCTGAATAGCCTCTTCAGACACGAACTCTTCTTTTTGTTTATTCTTTTCTGACATAATTAATGATTTTTCAATTTTGTAAGTTAATTCGTACATCTTTTGTGCACCTCTTATAGAAATCGAGGGTAACTTTCTGAAAACTTTATCAAAGAACTTGGCTTTACTAAAAGTTTTTTTCTCAATTTCTTTAACACTCCCATTGAGAGATTCCTTAGACAGTGCAGATCCACTACTACTTCCGGCCATCAATGCCTTTTCTCTTTCCTCCTCTGACATTTCGTCGTATGCAGAAAGTTTGTTAAATCCTTGACCTTTTATGATCGAAGTGACTGTATCTTGGTTCTTTGGGTTAGGAGTTATTGCACATGCTGTTATTTGAGCCTTAGTTACTATCCTGTTGTCTTTTGGATTTCTCTCTATTACCTTACCTTCAATTGATAGTCCTAGAGACATTCCTTGATTTTCAAGAATCTTTTGTAGCTCGTAAATTTGAATAGCTTTTGCGCTCTTCTCAAACAGCTCAAACTCTATTTCAAAATCTCCATTTCGATTCACCTTTGCTGATAAAGGCTTTCCTACTACAGATAAAGGATCACTGTTGGTTTGATGATTCCAATTCATAAATCCGTACTTCAAAAAGTATTCAACTTCGAACCCTTTCGGATCTAAGTACTCTCCGTCACTATCTAATGAGGGAGTGGATGCAATTCCTTTCATCTTCATCACAGACTTGCCGCCACTAGACTTAGCCTTGATTAATTCGATTGAAAGGACTGTGTTAAATTGACTGTTCATCTTAATTTAGTATTGAAGCCTCTGCTACTTGAAGTAACGGCCTGATTCTTTTTGCGTATTCTAACACTCGATATTTTATGTATCTATCCTCTTCAAACGGATCTGTTTTAGGAAATCCGAAATTCAAGTAATACGTTCCTGCAGTGCTTTGTTCTATAAACACTCCGTACATAGCTTTAGTCTTATATCTCGACAATAATTCAATCGTTTCTTCTACGTAAATTTTCTTTTCTTGAGTTACGTCTGAGACGTATTTTTCTCTGTAATCATATATAAATTTGTTGTAGTAGAAAAATCCTTCTGGTATAGGCTCTGATTTCCAGTATTTTTTTAATGAAGGAACCTCTTTGTCTCTTTTTTCATAAAGGACAGTTGCTTTAAGTGGTACACCACTTTTAGGCACACCACCTGAATCGTGAATGTAGTATATTGAAATACTGTTTGCTGACGGAATGTTTCTTTCAATCTCGTCCATCAACTCGTAAATCTTATCTACATTAATTCTACTTTGATTTTGTTCTCTTATCTGCCTGTCTCTAGTTATTGAGTCTTTAATTCTCCGATTTTCTTCTTGTAGCTGTACAATTTCAGTAGCAAGCTCTTGTTTCAGCTTGTTTTTCGATTGTTCAGTTAAGTAGTTAAATCCTCCATTAATTAAAGTATATGCTAATAGACCTAATAAAACAACAATAAATATGTGAGAGGGCTTTAGTGTTTTAACTGTGCCCCAAAATCCAGTAAACATACTTTCAATTTTTCGATTACTATTCATTTTGCGATCACGCATTGCTATGGAGCTTCCACAACTTCTACCGGACCACTTTCAGATCCATTGAGATCTATTACAAATAATGATAGGTTGTTTTCTTGAGCAAGAGCAACTAGAGATTGCCAGTTGTATTCAATGTTTCTCACATTAATTCCTGCCACAATTGCAGCTTCATCGTCTACAATTTCCATTCCAGTAAATCTAGTATCGAATCCTGGAACTTGCAATTCTGCAGTGGTTGCAAAAATATCTACTTTGACTTCTGATTTGATTGAGTTGTCTGCTGATTTTAAGATTATCGTTTTCATCTTTAAGTTTATTAAACTGTTCTTATTGGTTACAAATATACCTATTTCATACACAAGTCACCAACCTAACTGTCCTAAAAGTTTATTTTTTTAACAATGCAATATGTAATTCTTTCACAATCAGCTCTTGCTGTGCTTCAGAGAGTTGATCCTTAACCGATGAGTAGTTGATTGATGCCATTATCAGTTGACGATCTCTTTGCACTAACTTGTTCTTGAGAATTTGATTCTCTTGCTTCAAGATTTTGTTTCTGTTCCACCATTCTTTAATTGCTATTAACACTCTTTTCATATTTGTGTAGTTTTGCTGTTTACGGTTACGTTTACTTTACTGTTTCTATTTACTTTTCTTTCGAACTTACTCATATCTCTTTCAAAGTCCTTGCCATTCCAATACCATTTGCCTGCATTGTAGTCTGCTACTGTAAATCCTCTAGGAGTGTCCATTAAAGTACACCTGCACCATGGATGATGAGGTCCTATTACTGGAAGCCAGTCACCAACCTTTTTTCCAACATTGGTTCCGTTAGCTCTAAGCTCACTAACTTTGAATAGTTTAGGTTCGCTACCTGCTCCTCCTTTTAAAAATGCTCTTATGCAGTGAGGACATGCTCCTGGGTACACGTCTTTATATACGATCGCATGGTCTCCTCCCTCCTTAACGTATCCCATAGCGCGTCCCTCATCGAATGCTGTATGTAATGTGAAGTCTGCTATTCTTCCTAAATCCTTATCCCACTTTTCGGTTTTTCGTCCTATTGTCGATACAATATCTGCAACGCCTTTTCTGTTTTCAACAGCCCTTCTTGCAGCATCTGTTACTGTCTTGGAATGTTTGACTGTATGATTCTTTCTGTCTGCATGAACTAGCGTGTCTGTAATGTCATCCTTGACCTTCCCTGACAGTTTTGATACATCTCTATATGTTTGATACTGTAAATTGTTTAGTGCAGAAAGTTCTAGCGGATTTAAGCTAAACATTTTTCCACTACTCAGGTACGACTTAAATTGTTGATAGCTCATAGACCTGACTGTAGGATCTTGAAGTGTTGTGCTTAAAATTCCAAACTTGAATGCCTGAGTGACGTTAGATCTGTCAATAGGAATTCCTGTCAAGTCGATACCACTTGAACGTAACACTTCTTTGTCTTGATCTGATAAAATGTCTGGACTTACGTGATGTGCTACAAACGTTAAAGTGTATCTGTCAACGATTTGTAATATTTCTACGATCTGTTGAGGCGTAAATATCATTATTTACCTATCATTTTCAATATTTCTAAGTTCAACGGAAGCATTGTTTCTGGTATCTTAGACACCTCAATCCACTTCATTTCGTCAAACTCTTCGTTCTTAACCATTTCTGGCATATCTGTATCGCATTTCAATACAAAAAATCCTACTGTAGGTTTTGACGGATGTACGATCATTGATATCGCTAATGGCGTAACTGAGACACCTCCTTCTTCATAAACCTCTCTTATTGCTGCTTGTAAAGGACTTTCTCCTTCGTCGACTCCTCCTCCTAAAAAGCACCACTTTCCATTTCTATCATCGTCGTCATTTGATAGGCCTATTAGGATCTTGTTAGATTTGTCAAATACCACTCCAACGGCAGAATTTATCTCTGCCTTAAATCCTTTAAAGATGTTGCTCTGTATAATTTGCTGTTTCAGCATTATTCGAAGTTTTTTTCATACAACTCCATTCCTTCTTCACCTAACATGTCTGCAATTCTGTCGTTCATTTCATCTTCAAACGATGACCAATCTACGTCTTCAGCGCTGTTTCCTTCACTCGTAAACTCTTCAAGCATCGACTGTCCTATTGACTCTCTCAGCTCATCGTACCTTTTAGCTGCTTCAGCAGGAGTGCTCACTTTGTTGCTCTCTAACTGTTTTTTGTTGCTCTCTAACTGTTTTTTGTTGCTCTCTAACTGTTTTTTGTTGCTCTCTAACTGTTTTTTGTGCTCTCTAGCACCGTCCATCCACTTGTAGATATTACCAATTTTTTCTTGAGCGCTTTCTTTATCGTATCCTAACTGCTCTAATACAACTTCGTCTTCGAGCGCATCTGTCAACGTATTATATATCTTTCTCATTCGACGAACCGACTCTCTGAAGCTGTTCATATCGTCTGAATACTTGAATGACTGCTCACTGCCTTTATTGTCGTCGTCAAACACTTTTGCTGCAGGATCTTCTCCTTCACTCATTCCAGATTCAACAATCTTGTTTACTACATCTTGAGGAATCTTTGATTGTGCTTCTGGTGACAATTCTTGGTAAATTTCATAAGCTCTTTCTGGACTCTCATCCATCACTTTTTTCATATAAGACATCTGAGCGATTTCGTGATTGCTCACTTCTCCAGGCTCTCCTGATTGTACAGGTTTTTTTATCTTCTTCTGATCGTCTTTAGCAGACTTGTCGCCTTTACCGTCATCACTTTTGCCTTTCTTATCTCCTGTTACTGGAATCCACTTGCCTCCAGTCTTCTTATACTTTTTGCCATTCCACTCTCTTTCTTCTCCCTCATTCGCAGCCTTTCCTTTTTCAATAGTGTCAGGATCTTCGTATCCAAATGACTTGAGTATTTGAGATTTTCTTTGAAGGTTTTGCTTTATAACATTAAATTCTTCCATCGATTTATTTTTTTATAAAAGTACAATTATTTTATCATTTGATACATTTTCTTTTCGACGTCTTTCAGTGCAAGGCTTAAAACGCTAGAAAACTGCTTCTTAAACTCTTTCTCATAGCCATTGATTGCTTTGTATCTAGGCTTGTCTTTGTATCGCTTAGCCACCGTTAAAACTCTTTAATTAGTCCTACTCCTAAAGTTGCGTCAGTTCCTGCTTTAAGAAATATGTTAGTTTTCTTAACACGCACTCCTCCATACAAATCTACTGCTGGGGACTGATCTGTCCAATTGTAATCCAACGATCCTCCCAACAGCCATCCGAAATTATCTGGATTGACGTTTTCTAATGGCAACGATTCTACTTGCAGCGAGCTTATTTTTAAGAAAGAGGGTCCTTTAAGATCTGCCTCAAATAGTCCTGGCATCTTTTCGCTAATCACTAAGTCTATGTTTATATCTGAAAGAGACCATTCACCGATTCTTTTATTACTGGAAACGTATCTACTGGTGTACTGTACAAACGGATCTTGTTTTGACGGATAATAGTCTACAAAAGAGTTGTCGCTTTCAACATAGACTGTATCGGTTTTCGACTTGAATGATTGAGTTATTTCAATTAGCGAAACTATGTCCTTATTCTGTTCTTCTATCACCTCAAACAATTCCTCATTCCTATTTTTCAGTGTTTGATTTAACTCTTTAATTGACTTGGTATCGTCGACTATCTTTTTGTACTGTCCTTTAGACACTTCAATTAAGGTGTCGCGTTCTATCACGTACCTTTTGTAATCTTTGATTACGTCATCAGCCTGACTAGCTCTCCACCACTGATATCCAGAGAAGATTGCCAGCATTGCAATTATAAAAATTAGTATGTAATCTTTGATTGATTTCATTGCGCTATTCCATTAACATTTTAAATGCATCTGCCATCATAGGATTGTTTTGATGTCCTGATAACTGTTCTGACGTAAACATTGATTTGATCACTTCATCATCGGTCTCTAAATTGTCCCACAATGAGTCTTCTTCAAATTCTTCTTCAACAGCTTGACCGTTTTCTTCTTGCTCTCCCTTCATTTCTCTTGACTGAATCATTTGAATGTATTGTGGGTTTAGTGTAAAGTCTCCCTCTTCAAGCTCTTCTGGAAGGTTGTGTTTTCTTCGAGCTTCTTTGAATCCCATAAAGCTGCCTACTTTTTTGATATCCAACTCCACTTCAGCTTCTTCAGTATCAACCTCTAATCCAACGAACTTAAATTCAAAATCTTCATCGATTGCATTGACGATCCATTTGTTGATCCAGAATTCAATCGATTTGAGCAATGGCTTCAATCCTTTGTCTCTAGAGTATTTAATCTTAGCCTCTCCGTTACCTTCAAACATTGCTCCGCCTCCAGATGCATTCCCTAAATTAAATCCTACCTCTTCTGGAGCAATTTTGAATATCGCACATGCAATTTTAATCAAATATTCTTGCCATTGAGCAAATTGCATGTCTGTGTTGCTTTTTTGCAAGTCGATATAGTCCATTTTTTCTGCTTCAATGATTGGCATTTTCCATGCATTCTGTACTCCAGCAACCATTGATATCCATTGTTGACGAAATTCTGCAAGTCTGTTACGGTTCATTCCTTTAGACACTTTAATCATTCCTTTAGGACTTGATCCTTGCGAAAAGAATTTACCATTATAAGAATCTGCGTACAACATCCATGTGATTATGCTTACTAGCTCCTCGACTTCACTTTTCCCGTAGCCATTAGCATATATGTCAGTCGTAGTGTTTCGTATTCCGAAGCACAGTTCCCACGGATAGTATTCGTTTTTGATTATCCCATCAATTACTTGAACGTATGAAGGGTAATATCCTCTAATCTTTTCTCTTTTAGTAGAAGATCCTTCACTATACTTGTCGTCGTCATAGCTATCAGCTATTCTAAAGGTAGCTCCATCGACTGCTAAGTATTCTGTTGGAATTCCCTTTCTGTTTCTTACAACTTCAAAGCATCCCTGATCGATTGTCAACGAATCTGCGGTAACTTTCTTCAAAAAGCTATCAAAACTGTCTCCGTGCCATGCGTTAGATTTTTCTCCACCACTAATTATGAATTGAGTGATCTTTTTTATTGTTTGCTTGTCTGAATTAGAAACTTTGGGCTCTTCTTCAGTATAAAACTCTTTCTTTTTCCTTACAACAAATCCCGTTTCGTACTTATTTTTTTGAGGAGATGAGAACGCAGATACTTGAGTCTGTCTTGTACTTATAATTGCTTTAATTACTGGCGTTATTGCCATTTTTCTAAGCATTCCGTAAGACATTGAGACTGCCTTACTTTTATACCCTACAGAATCGGTCCATGCGTTAGGGTCTACTAAGTCAGATTTCGTACCACTCCCCTCTCGTTGCTGAACGTCCTCCCAATGACTGTTTGCTTTGAGCAATATGTCTGGATCTGACGATTGGAATGCTCTTTCAAGCACCCTACCTTCATCTATTGCCATTTGATGGCGTGACTTT